TTATATTTTTTGGCAATTCAACATAATACCAAGTCATCATTCGGTCATCTGTTTTCTTCTTCTTCGCGATGCCTACTGGATTAGGCCATTCTATAGTTGCAATGATGTTATTAACAATACCATTATTAATCGTAGGTGCATTTCGTACATTGGCATAATCATGTTTCGATGTTTTTCTAGGATACAATGTTTTTCCAATTGTCATGTATTGCTCGCCATGGCCATATGCATCTGCAGATTTTTTATTTTTTAATTCTTGTGCATATCTATCAAATGCATCTGCATTAGATTTCATTCTGATAACTACACCTCGAAGATTACCCGGGTTGATATAATTTGGATGATTTAAATACTCTGTTGAAACTTTATTCCATTGACCTGAATTAATCAATTTAATTGTTGCAGGGCCTAAATCTCCACGATATGATGCATTCATGATCGCCATTTGAATGTATTTAGGATATGAATCATATTTTGGAATACGACGTTTAACATCGCTTTCTATTTTTTGTATGCCTTTTGTTAATAATGATTCGGCTTGTTTTTCTGAAATCTTCATTCCAGGTTTAAGTTGCGGATATATAGATTTTGTTGTTCCATAACCAATTGTAACAACTCCTTGTACTTGTTTAGGAGATTTTACTGGGCGCATAGTTGCATCATCATATGTCACATGAAGACCATTTTCATCAGTTACTTTGCCTTCCCATTCTTTTACTTTCTCACGGAATTCAGGGTCAATTGCTAATGATTCAGATAATAAAGATTTTAAACGTATCATTATTTTCCTTTTTGTTCACGAATAATTAATTCGCCTAAAACTTCTAAACGTCCTACTTCTCTTTGAAATTCAATTTGAGACATCGATGTAGATATCTTTTTATATGTAGCATCAAATTCTTTTTTTGCTTTATCTAAATCAAAATTACCAGAAGCAGCTTTTTTGTAGTAAGGCAATTTAACTTTGAAATGATGCCATGTAAGAAGAGCTAATCCGCCTTTCTTTTTAGCATTATCAACAATCTTTTCTGCGCCAGCTTCTCTAGTGTCTGCAAATGATTCAAAAGTTTCTGTTTTATCTTTTGATTCAAAAAGTAAATTCATTAATTTCATATTAATAAATATTACAATGTAGGAATCAATTTATATGATTTACGTCCGAATAACAACATGGATCTAAAATCTGCTTGTTGAAATGCGTCTAATGAATTTTTTGATAACACGTTAAATCTTTTAACAACTGATATTATTTCTTGCCAATTGGTATGTTGTAATACTGTTTCTACATAATCAATGTCAACGAGCATATCTGATACATCTAAGTAATCCCATTCTATATGAACTACGGGACGAACTCGGTCTTCTAATATATAATCAATACATAGATCTAAACCACATTTGAATTCGGCACTTAAAATTCTTAATAGTTCCGGACGTTGATTTGCATACATTTTTATTTGTGCTGCAGCATCACCCGTTATTGGGTATCTAAATACAAACTGACTATGATCTAATATTAATTCAGAATCATTTTGTTGAGTGAGCCATGGTTGAATAATTGCGTGTGCGCCTTTGGCAGCATCGCCATCTTTATACCATGTTGTATCATGTTCTAAAGAAACATTATTATATCTGTAATATTCTTGTTCAATTTCATTTAAATCAAAGCCTTCATGATCTACATGGCATGTATAATTTAATAAAACATGTTGTGCAATATCATCAGGTAATGGTTTTGAAATTGTAATATCATGATAAATAGGTTTTGATACGTTATAACTTAACATTACATCATGTTTTTAATTATGTTTGCAAAATTTGTTTTCGAATTATTAAAATCAGAATTAGAATCATCAAACAATGTAGTTTCATATGAATTTTTTGATTTTCGTATTAAACAGACTGTTGCATCAAATTGTTCTAATCCGTTTAGCAAATAAACAATTCCAAAGTATGCATATGTATCTGAAACTTTTGCTATGAATTCAGCTTTAGAAAATATCAATTTCAATGTACCTAAATCATCTATAGGTGCACTAAATATATGTTCTTTATTTTTCAAACCCAAATATGAAAATTTTGGAGAAACTTTCATTTGTTTTGAAAATTCTTTAAAAAATGGATTAGCCAATTGTTTTGGATCAACTACATCGTTTTCTATCAATATGTTTTTTAATTTCATCATTTGGTTAAATCCTTATCATCTAATGCTCCGCCTGTTACCCAAGCAGTACAACTTCTAGAACCTGCACATTTAAAATGAAGAAAATTGCAATATCCCAAATCTGCTTTTTGAATTGTAGCTAATGCATCAATATTTTTTTCATTGCCTTCTATGCCTTTAGACATACATTTCCACATCTTATCAGAAACATCAAATGCTGCACAATTGGCACATTTCATTGTTTTAGCAGTAGCTTCATCTATTTTCCAACGCTTTGCTGCATCTTTCCAATAACTTCCTGGTTTTTCTGGATTTGCTGGGCCGTAATAATATTCATCAATTGCATGTTGTCGATTTTTTAAATTAACATGAATATCCTGAGTTGCAATAGGGCAACCTGTTTTAGCTTCAATCAACAAATGTTTAAGTTTTTCCATTATTTACCATGTTTATGTTTTTGAAATTTCAACTGCTGCCAATTGCATTAATGCTGCTTTTTTAGATTTAGGTTTTTTAGATAATCGTCGACCTGTTTCAGTAGTAGCAAAATAACCAGCTTCGGTTTTTTCAATACGCTCTGGCATTAATTGTTTTAAGTGATTCTTAAATCCTGCAGGAATAAATTGAGGTTGTTGCATATTGTATGAATCCATTTCGTCATCATGATGCATTTCATTCATTAAAAAATCTCCAACTTCTTGTACATCATCTTTTGAAGTTGCAATATGATCAGCTGCCCAATCATGTCCATTATTTAATATCTCTTGAACATGTTCTGCATCCATCTCTAACATTGCATCTACATATTTTTTAATAATTTTTAAATTACCAAAAAACATATAGTTACTATCATTATCATTACACCCTCCGGTGCCTCCGCAACCGCAATCGCATTCATTTAATTTTTTCATATTTATCCTCCTACGGTAAATAATGCTCGTACCCAAGCTGAACCATTGTATATATACAAATAATTATTGCCAAAGTCCCAATATACACTCCCGCGGGTAGGCGTACTAGGCGCAGTGGTAGGCAACATAAAATTACCACTTGATCCAATTGTATTTAAATTCATTATCAATGTACTCGAGCCGGTTATATTTCCTGCTAAAGTGCCATTTAGACCTAAACTACCAGTTACTCCTAAACTACCAGTAATTCTTGCAGAACCCGTAATTGCTAAACTTTGGTTTAATGAATTAACAAATGAAGCAGTACTAGCAAATGAAGCCGATGTAGCCAATCCTGTTAATGATCCACTAAACGATCCAGTTGCTATTATAGTATCAGTACTTACGCCGCTCAATGCATCGATGGCTCGTGTTACATGTTCTGCTTGTACCGTGCCGCCGTTTGTAATACCTGTTTTATTTATTACCGCCATTTATATTCCTTTTTTTATAAATAGCCCAATTCTTAGTTTTTTCGTCAAGCCATTCTGCACGATCATCACACCCACAATCTTCGTCTAATATTTTTGCAATTTGTTTTGCTAATTGATCTAAACCTGTAGCTTTAGTAATCTTTTTAATATCGCTTCCTAAACCTTTAGACATATTGAGCTCCGTTTCTAATTTTATTTACTAACTGAATCATTAATGTTTGCCATTGTGGAGTTCTAGGTATTTCAAATACTTTAGAACCCGGAAATGTATATGATTGTTCTGGTTTCATTAATTTCATGTGGCCCATATCATCTATACCTAAAACATCGTATGGTACACGTTTCATGGTTATTTGATTACTAGGAATCATTGTACAACGTCCCGGATGTTTCCATTGACCCATTGCATCATGTACGCCGTTTGTTTTCATTATTATATTAGACCATTCTTCATTGGTTAATATGCGTTCTTTAGTAATATGTTTAGCTAATGAATCAGATACAGATTCATCGATTTCTAATTTACCATATGTTGATTTATGCAACAATTCTTTTAATTTAGATAAATAACCTTTATTACGTAAATGTTTATATGCTAAATTTTCTATAGAATATTCGCCGGCAGCTTCTAAACCCGTTGCTCTTAAATTTCTTAATCGATGTAAAATATCTTTTATTTTATATTCCAAATCAACATCATCTGATTTTAATCCATTAATTTCATATTCATATGGTGCTGCTTTATGTTCAATATCAGAATCATCAATTGAAATTATATCAGCTGACGGTTTTCGTATCCATTTTTTATGTAACACTGAATAAATACCAACTGAAGAATGTAGTTCATCATTTGAATCTTGAGCATACAATTCAATATTCATCCCTTTATATTTTAAAGGATAATTTGTATTCCATATGCTTTTCTTTGCATGAAGATATTGTTCTACTAAATGTAAATTATCTCCAACTTCTAAATAATTTATAACAACATGCAAATCAATATCACTGTATTTTGTCCAATTATAGTTAGCGTTACTTCCAATTAGTATAACATCTAATATTGGAGCTGATATTTCTAAAAATTTATAGAAATGATCTGCAATTTGAATAAATTTTTCTTGTAGATTGCTTTTAAGATGAAATTCATCCCATAAATTTGGATTCAAAGAGTTTTGTGTCTGATATTCTTTTAGCATCTATTATAAATATCATTATTTCCAAAATAGCTGTACTAAAATAAGAGAGAATGCTAATGTTAAAGAAATTGCCGTTTTCATATTAATGCCTTCATCTTTAAAGATATATGTCATTAATGTAAATATCATTATTCCAGAAACAAATGAAAGAAATCTGCCAGGCCAAAAAGCACCGGAAAATCCTGATACTGATAATCTAGTTGCTTCCATGAATGCCCATGTTATTGGAACTCCTAATAACATCAGTGAAAATCTATATTCTTTTGCCCATGGCCAAATTAATGGGCCATTTGTTTGAATCCAAACAACGATTTGACCAAATAAAAATATTAAAAATGAATAGGCTAAATGTTTAT